GCAGTAAATACCCGCTTTATGAATTGAAGGTATTCGGAACGGGAGTGAAGATGAAGGTTCCCAAAATGAGAGCAATGACCTATCAAGGTTTCTGCTTATTCGCAAACATGGCGTCAAGCACATGGCAGGAATACGAAAAAGACGATGCGTATTCGGCAATCGCTAAGCGCATAAGGGAATTATTCTACTCTCAGAAACTTGAGGGTGCCGCCGCTGATCTTCTGAATCCAAACATTATAGCTCGCGAACTTGGACTTTCCGACAATCAGAAGATAACACACGAATTACCCGCGGATAGTGAATTAATAATCAAGGCTCGCAACAGAGCTGAACAGATAGCAAATGAAGGCAGGGACTAACGATATCATGATTGAGCTTGTAAGTGATTATTACAAGTTTTTCCGCTGGTGCTGGCCGCTGATCAGTAAGGAGGAGTTTGTCCCTAACTGGCATATACAGAAGATAGCCCTCAAGCTGCAATATATCGGGGTGTGTATTGTCCAAAGAAAAAAACCTGAGTTTCTCAAGTATCTGTTCTCTGTCCCCCCTGGTAGCACTAAGTCATCACTGATAAGCCAGGTATGGCCGGTGTGGTTATGGCTGCAGGACCCTTCACTGAAGATGCTTGTCGCCTCTTACGGGGAGGATGCTTCGCTGAAAAACTCATATGCTGCAAAGGCTATTATTCGCTCTGAAGAGTTTCAGGCGCTGTTTATGCCGATTTTCAAGACCATGCACGGGGCTGAATTAAAGCTCATGCGCGATCTGTCGGACGACTGGCAGAATAATTTCGGGGGCCAGTATTATGCCACTACCATTACCGGGCAGGCTACGTCGATGCACTTTCATGTGCTGATATTCGATGATGCTATGAATGCCGCCATTGCCGACAGCGACAGTAAGCGCAAGATGTCTAACAGGCTTCATGACCTTACCTTCCCGTCACGCAAAGTCAATAAAGAGATTGTGCCGTCGATATACGTCATGCAGCGCTTTCATGAAGATGACACAATAGGTCATGAGCTAAGCAAGCCCGAACCCTGTTCTTATTTGTGCCTGCCCGCAGAACTTACCGACTGGGTCTCTCCGGAAAAGTATCGGGAATTTTACGATGACGGGCTGCTTGATTCAAAAAGGTTGACAAGAAGCATCCTCGACAAATTTAAGAGCGACCTCGGCTCCTTTGGGTATGCCGGCCAATTTCTTCAGGCTCCTTATCCGGAAGAAGGCGGTCACATCAAAAAGGATTGGTTCATGTTCTGTGATGACGCCCCTGCCAATATAGCATATGACTTATGGATTGACGGAGCATATACTGACAAGAAGGCTAATGATCCAACGGGATTCTTTGTCTGCGGCTTTGATGTCACAACTGGCAGGCTGTATGTCAAATATGCTTCCCTGGAATGGCTTACGATTCCGGATGTGATAAAGAGGGTGGGTGCGCTTGTCGCTGAATATGGTGATGGAGCTACGATGATCTATGTTGAGCCAAAAGCGTCAGGGTATTCATTTATCCAGATGATACAGTCAGAGACGATGCTGAACGTGACGCGCATAACGGGGAGGTTGGTTCAGGATGGCAAGATGGCGCGCGTTAAGTATGCAGCCCCAAAGGTTGAGAGCTCAAGGGTCTGGCTTCGTCGTGCGAACTGGAACACGGAGTTTGTCACTCAGTTGACGGCCTTTCCCACTTATGCTCATGATGAGTATTGTGATCTGTTGGGTTATTCAGTAAAAAAGTATTTCGGATGAACTGCATGCAACACTCCCTGCTTCAGTGGCTACGGCTTCCAACCTTCCGGATATGGTATAATTCAAACCATGCCGTTATTATCGAGCCCACCATTGACCTTAGAGACAAGGGATATATACCAGTTGAGGAGTTTGGCTTCATCTATTTTAATTCAGCATTTAAGTTGGATGACATTTCAAAACGAATATTGACCAATTACCTGCAAAGTTTGAAGGAGGTTCCGGCAAGCTGCGATAAAAAGCAGCCACAATGTACAACATAGAAAAGCTCAAGGAGATCGTAAAAGGCCCTGTATCGGGCGAGATAAAAGCCATGCGTGCGGAGTTTGCAGCTTACGTGCGTCACATCTTCGGCACCGGAACCGATGCCTATCTTTCGCAAATCAATGAATATGAGAATAAGAAGCAGCATGAGTTGCGCCAAAAGCATGCCATAAAAAACCCGTGGATCATTGATGAACTGCTACGTCCCATTGACAATATATGGCAGGCAAAGGGCGGAGATGAAACATATTCCTGGACATCAGAAGATCAGACCGAAGTCTTCGCTACCATGCTCAAAGATGTAAGGGGCGGAATGTCATTAAAAGACTTCATGCGTGAGATATGGCTTCAGAGATTTGCATCTGATCCCAATGGTATTATCTTTTTGGAAGTCACCCCTGACGGGCAGAAGGCCCAGTTCACCTACAAGTCCATTGAAAAAATTCACGCCTATGGCGTCAGCGGCACCTCAATAGACTGGATCGTTTTTGAACCTCACGAGACCGTAATGGTGGGTGAGAAGAAAGATGAAAAGATCAGCTATTCATGGGCCGTTGATGAAGAGTTTTATTACCGGGTAAAAAATGACGGCAAGTCCGTGGAGGTTGAAGAGATATTGTTCAACAGCTTCGGCATGGTCCCGGGCGTGGTCTGCTCTTCGATCTTCGACACGAACAAAGGCTATAAGGTATCAATACTTGACAAGCAGGTTGATCTACTCAACAGCTACCTGACAAAAAACAGCATCAAGGAGATATACCAGTTCAAGCATAATTACGCACTGTTCTGGATGTATCAGACCATATGCCCGACATGTAACGGCACCCGCAAGTCAGGGACTGAGGTGTGCGGCACCTGCGGAGGTAGTGGATATATGGGTAAGAAAGACGTCAGCGACGCTTTTATCGTACCAAAGCCCGAACCCGATATACCCTCAGCAACTCCGCCGGCAGGGTATATTCAGCCGGACGTAGAGACCTGCTCAGAGAACCGCAATGAGCTTGATTGGCTCTTCGATAAGATGTTTCACTCGCTGTGGGGAACTACGGTGCAGAAGTCAGACAATGAGACAGCCACGGGGAGGTTCATAGACACAATGCCGGTATACAATAAGCTGAACACGATTGCTGATATAGCGCAGACCATTCACCGGCAACTGGCTGAGATATACGCAAGGTTCTATTTCCCACTGACATTCAAGGGGGCGAAAATAAGCTATTCACGCAGGTACATCATCGAAGGTCCTGACGTGTTGTGGAAGCGGTACCAGGATGCGCGGGCGGCTAAAGCCCCGACAATGGCTCTCAATTATATGCTCGAGCAGTTCTATTATTCCGAGTTTGCTTCCAATCCTGCTATGGCAGACTACTACATCAAGCTGATGTATGTCGAGCCCTATGTTCACCAGACAATTGAAGAGGTGGAAGATCTCGGAGTAGGCAATGACCTGGTTAATGCAAAGAAATATTTCGGTGAGTGGCTTGAGACAAAACAGATTATCGACGTAGAGGGCTCCACAATCGAGAAGATGAATACTGAACTGATCCTGTACGTGACTGCCAAGATGGAGGCGATAGCCGCTAAGACAGTAGGCGACATACAAAAGACAGCATTAAACGGAGCGCAGATAGAAAGCCTCCTGCTTATTGTCACCAATGTTGCCGGCGGAACACTGCCTCCTGATGCTGCTAAGATCGTTATTCAACAGGCATTCCCGTCGTTTGATGCAACAGGACTGGACCAACTGGTCCAGTCATTGAAAATAGTTAAGAAAGTTGATGTTCAACCTAAATAAATAAACAAAAATGGCAAAGAAAATTACTATTGAAACACTCAAGACCCAGCTCAGTGAGCTTGAGGGCAAGGAGCAGACTGCCGAAGTGATGGAGCAGGTTGATGCCGTAAAGGCACAGATCGAATCCTTCGAGGCAGAGCAGAAGGCTATCGCTGATGAGATAGCCCGCAATGAAGCCGATAAGGCGGCAAAGGCAAAAGAGAAGGCCGAGAAGAAGGCCGGGGAGAAAAAGGGACACTTCACGACTTATGAAGTATGGCAGCTTGAGAGAAAGCTGACAGATGGACGCCTATCATTCCCGCGGCTGAAGCTAAAAAAGGTCGTTAAGATCCTCGAAGAGCACGCTCAGATCCTGAATGAGCAGCGTGAGAACACGCTCCTTGAATATGTAAAGAAGGAGGTGTGAGATGATTGCCGCTGAAACACTCAAGAAGATTGCAGAGGTTCTGAAAGTTGATGTTTCAGTCCTTACCGCTGCTATTAAGAGCGAAAAGGATGAGATGTTGGAGGTTCCGACGCTATTTACCGATGATGAAAAAAACGCATTCGGTAACAACAGGTTTAACGAAGGCAAGAAGGCCGCGACGGAAATAGCCGTGAAAGACCTGAAGGCAAAGCATGGACTTGAGTTCGAGGGTAAGACCCTTGATGCTGCCCTTGATGCTTATGCAGAGAAGAAACTGACGGACGCTAAGATAGCTCCGGACGAAAAGGTGAAGAAGCTAACAGACGAAAACGCCAAGCTAAAGACCGACCTGCAGAAGGCCCTTGACAATGAAAACTCGATAAAGAGCGATTACGAAGGAAAGCTGTTCCATGTTGGGATACGCAATGAAGTTCTCGCTCACATACCGGATAATACTCTTATCCCCAAAACAGACCTGATAGACCTCTTTATGAACCGTCACCGTGTGACCAGGGAAGACAACAGTGTTGTCGTTTATAAGGGCGAGCAGGCGCTGAAGGATAAGATTCAAAACCCCGTGCCATTAAAGGATGTTGTGGCTCAGTTCGCTGAGCCATATCTCAAGAAGAACGGCATGGGCGGTGGAGATAACGGCGGCGGCGGTGCTGCGGGCACGTTCAAAACTATTTCGGAGGTATATGCTCATCTCAAGACAAAAGGAGTTGAGCCCATGTCTCCCGAAGGGTTGAAGGAGGTTGCCAGTATTCAAAAAGCCAACCCATCCCTTGACCTTTCAAAGTAAAAAGGATGTATAACTAAAACAGAATTAAAGAAATGGCTTATTTTGTACCGTCTGCCCTGCTCGCAGGTCAGGCAAAGTTTAACGAAAGGATGCTGTCCGGTGAGTGGAGACTCCCCGACAGTGTTGCTATTCAGGCTGCGGCCCTGGCAGAGGTTGCCAACCCGTCGCTTGCCGAACTGCGCACCAGGGACGACAGGACCGTTTATGGTTACTTTCCCGTTCGCCAGTCTGCTACCTCTGGCACAGCACGTGCCGCTGCCCATACGGGCGCAAGAGGCGACAGCACCAGCGAAACCCTCTCATGGTCTACCTATTCCGAGCCCTTCTCGGTATCAATCAAACAGGCTGACAATAATGTGTTCTCTTTTGCAGAGATGTTTGCTGCAACACAGCGCAATGCACTGCTGAATCTTCTCGACCGCCTTGATGCCGCCTTTGTCGCTGCCCTTGTAGCCGACAAGTCTGGTGTTAATGCCGGCGGTGGAAATGGTACGTTCAACGCCACTGATGATGTGTATGAAAATGCACTCGCTGAGGCAAACTACCTGTTTCAGAATGCCCGTCAGTCGATGCGCTTCAACCGTTACCGTGGTGAGCTTATCGCCATCGCTGATGACAAGGCAGCGGTTCTTGCACAGAGACTTATGGCTCAGGGATCTGCAAACGCCACCAACTTCGGATTCCAGTTCGCAGGGATGCGTGTTCTTGAATCCACCCGCACTGTTCTTGGAACAGGGTATAACGGCTCTATCATAGCTTATGAAAACGGTCTTGTGAACGCTATCCCCTGGATACCCAAGCAGAACCGCAAGGCCCTTGATCCTGAGAAGGCAATGACGTATATCGGTGACTACGGTCAGATATTCGTTCCTGAACTTCCGAACTTCCCGTTCGCCATTCACGCCTACGCATCACGGGCTGATAATGGATCAGCAGGTGGTTATACCCAGGACGTGACCCTGTACTTCGAGCTCTCTGTTGACATGGCTTACCTGTCAGCTCCTCTCTCTACGTCTACCGCAAGCCCGGTATTGGCATTTGGTCAATTAACAGCATAATCGGAGGATAAGAAAATGAAAAGAATACTGATCTTTCTCACCGCCATAATGCTGACTGCAGCCCTCTCCGCCCAAGATAAAACCCTGAGCATCGGAGGTCTTGCCGGCATTGACAATGCTACTCCCGCCGTGAAGGTTGCCGCTTATAACTATGTTTACAAGGTAGATATAGTTGCCCCGGTACTTTACACTTACTCTGTACGCCTGGTTGATAATACCGGATCAAATACTGCTACGGCAGTGCTTGCTGGTTCTCTCGACGGGACGTATTATAAGACGATTACCTCTGTAAGTTATACAGGTGTAGGCGCTGATACCACCATTACCGGAAGCATCACCTCGGCACCTACCTCTTACAAGTATTACAGGTGGACCGTTACGCCCACGGACACAATGTGGGTGGACTTCATTTATATGAATATCGTCCCGAACGTGAAATAAGATGATACAGGCGGACATCATCAATAGTGTAGCCGTTGGCGTGGTAGGTTGGAAACAGTCATCACGCACCGGCTCGCCTGTGCTCGACACAGCAAACAAAGCATCGTCAAGTGGTTTATACTACCAGATGGGCAATGGACTTTGCACCGTCGAGAATATTAAGGCCGCCGTTGATGATGAGGCTATTTCGGATGTAAATATTAATACCTACCTCGCTGACCTTGCGAAAAGCGCCTTGAATGATGTATGTCACAGGGTGTTTGACGTCGAGGATTTTGTAGATGGCGGATTGCTGCTGAAGCATGAAAACAAGTTCAGCGAAACATTGGATAATGGCACGGACTTCGTGGGCTTCGAGATAGATCTCTCCAAGCGTAATGACCTGTCCGTCATCCTTAACTCCCTGCTTCTTGAATTTAATGCCGTTGACAGCGTTAAGGTCCTTCTGTTTAACTCGCAGGTTAATGCGATCATTGACAGCGAGACTATTGCAACATTGGCAAACTCGGTGAAATCAACATCGGCGGGGTGGGTATTAAATGATCTTCAGTATGGCGGCAAGTGGTATGTTGGCTATCTTCGTAGTGGCCTCACGGCTAAAGCGATCAAGCGCAATTTCTCCCTTGCCTCACTTCAGACAGCGTTTGCAGGCGTCGACATCAAGCCCATAAAAGTGGCGGGGTGGAATGCTGAAACAATGTTCGACCCTTCTCTCGTGACCTACACGTCCGATACATGGGGGATGAATTTTAATATCTCAATCTATAAGGACTATACGGACATTGTAAAGAGCAACGTCAACCGCTTTGCCAAAGCCCTGCAATTACAGGTATGTGCAAATGTGATTGACCTGCTGTCAAACTCCGTACGGTCTAACAAGAACGAGAGGCTGTCGAAGGCTTATGCGCTGGTGGAACTCAACGGAAACAGGTATAACCCTGCCTTTCCTGAACACTCCGGGGTATTAAGCAAACTGAATACTGAGATCAAAATCCTCCGTAATACATACAATCCACGTGGAATAATAAGGGTGACGCTGTGAGTAAGGGCATTGACATACCTATCGACAAACAGGTGACATTATTCACCAACTACCTGATGACTACGCTGACAAGGACGTTCAGCGGCAGGGCAATGCGTAATTACCGTGAAGACAAACTGGTGCCGGAGGTACTGGTCGTGTCATCACAAAATTATTCTGAGGTCCTGCTCGATGACACTAAGGGAGCAATATGCTTCTTTGATGTGCTGTCAACCAGGACCCCGGAACGCGCAACTGTCGATATCTACTTTGCCGTCAATCTTACAAAGGCTTATCCTACGATTACAGAACGGGCCACGGAATATGCTCTCTCGGATGTGCTTTTACGCATACGTCAGGGAGGAATGTTCACGCCTGAAGAAATAGTCGACGGGTATGAGTCGTGGTCACAATGGAGTGGAGTAAAGAAGGAGGATAATATGCAACCGTTTTATCTCTTCCGTATCAGATGTAGTGTAAATTACTTAATAACATGCTAAAATGAATGAATGCTCACCGTTCCTGCCGCAGGGAATAAACAAATCTTGCCTGCAGGATCTGAAAGAACTGAAAAATATAATTGCGACTACCGAAAGCGCATCGTTCACATCGATGGCCAATGCCGCCTCGCTGTCACAATGGAAAGCTAAACTGCAGACTGATCTGACAGTTTATGTCCCGCTGGGAATCAATGATTACGACCCCACTACTGACGATCCTAACATCGTGACGATGCCGGTATCAGGGCGCAAGGCCGTGTCAAATAAACCCATCCCATCGGGCATATTCCGTCTTGCATCAAACTTCTGCGATTACAAGGAACTACTGTCTGCCTTCAAAGGCGGAACCTTCAGGCTGTTCCTCGTGGATGCCAATGGTAATATCTTCGGCACCAGGACCTCTGCCGGGGTCGTCAAAGGATTTGCCTGTACGATCAACGCCATTACAAAAGGACTTCCGCTCAAGGAGATAGCTAACAACTATTCCCTGTATGTGAACTTCCTTAATTATGACGAGTTTG